CGAACAATGACTGTGGGCTGATATTCGTTGAAGGAATATTTAAAGATGTAGCTGAACTTGGGGATTCCAATTTTGTAGAAGTTGGTGATGACGTTCTTATAATTGGATCTCCATTTGGTAAGGAATTATTTAACTGCGTAGCGTATGGAATAGTAGCGAGTGTTGATCGCCAAATTCCATTTTTTAATGAGGTGGATACATTCATTATTGATGTAGCCAGCAATCCAGGTAATTCTGGTGGACCGGTTTTTGATATGAGCGGAAAGGTAATCGGAATAGTAGTTGGTGGATGGCGGGGTGCTGATGGATTAACAGCCGTGACACCGATAAATATTTGTAAAGAACTACTATGCGAGGTTAGTACATGCAGATGACGAAGAAACACGTGAAACTTGAAATTGAATCATTGATAAATCTCACTGACGTGAAGCCACCTGCTATGGTAGAATCAATTGAAGACGGTTTACAATTTTTACGCTCATGTATAATGTATTTAATGCTTGATGTGGAAGCAACCAGAAGGGAATTAAAGGCAGCCCAGGGGAGAAAATAATGCCGTTACCTCGTACACAAAAAGTAGGTGAAATAATGCGTGAATTGAAAACTGGGAAAAAGCGTCCCTATAAGCAAAGAATTGCTATAGCTCTGGCTCACGCCAGGAAAATGGGAGCAGATATTCCTCGGAAGATGGCTATAAGTAAATTAAGCCAGAAAGCACGTAAAAGATGACAAAAAAAGAGAGAGGGCACAAAATCAGGGCAGGTAAACTTCTGAGCAATTATATAAGATTGATTGCCGAAGAAGAAACTGAATTTATTAAGGATGTCGATGGCGAAGATAAAATGGTTACTAAAGCTGAGGCATTGGCTCGGCTGATCTGGAAAAAAGCTCTGGGGTATAAAGAAATAAATATAGTGAAGGATTTACCAGTAGAAACGACTTATCACCCTGATAAATATCTTATGGGTTTACTCTTTGATAGAATGGAAGGTAGAGCACCTATAACTGTTGGTGATAGTGATGGGAAGATGACGACTGCGGAAAGAGTTTCGGAACAGGGGAAGAAAAGAATTGAAAGTGCCGGGGGCATAAACAAAGAATAATGATTGAAGTTGCTGAAACACTGCGACCCGCTTTAGCAGAACCTTTTCCGAATGTTCCCCGTCATTGGAAAGATCCTGAGACTGGATTGATTATTCCAAAATTTGAACAAGAGAATTTGGAATGGAGAGCGAAATTATTACAAGCAGCAGAGGACGATCCGATATTGCAGAGAGATTTATTTGCTGCCTGTGGAGAATCACTTTTGTTCTGGACAAATACTTTTGTATTCACCTATCACCAATTTGATGTGAATCCGAAAACTGGAGAAAGAATAGAAGCTAAGCAGCCGCATAATCCGTTTATAACCTGGGAGATCCAGGATGTTTTAATGGATACATTTTTATATTGTCTTAAACATGGTGTGGACATTCTTATTGACAAGTGCCGTGATATGGGAGCCAGTTGGCTGTGTGTGGTATTTTTGCATTGGCTCTGGTTATTTAAACCTGATAGTCAACTTTTGGAAATGTCACGTACACAGGATTATGTAGATCAGACTGGAAATATGAAGGCATTGTTCCAGAAGCACGATTATATAAATGGATGGTTGCCGAAATGGATGGTGCCACCCAGTGTAATGTTCGGACAGAAACATCGTACTAAAATGCACATGAAGAATACTTTGAACAATAGTTGTATTGATGGTGAATCAACGACTGAACATGCCGCATCAGGCGACAGACGGTTAGTGACTTTGTTGGATGAATTTGCTAAGGTTGAGCATGGGCAATTGATGAGATCAGCAACGAGAGATGCGTCCTATATGCGTATTGTAAATTCCACTCCTGCGGGTGCAGGTACAGAGTACAGTCGTTGGAAAAATTCGGGACAAATTAAAGTTTTTGTTTTGCCATTTTATGAGCACCCGGAAAAAGGTAAAGGTAGATATGTTAAAAAAACAGAACTTGGCAATTACGAAATAAGATCACCGTGGTTTGATGTAGAAGAAACCGTGAGGTCGCCGCAGGAAATGGCAAGAGAAATTCTACGGCAGGATATTGAATCAGGTGATGTGTTCTTTACTATACACAATATTGATAAACATATAGCCCTATTTGGTAGAGAACCGAGGGTACGATTTCATATTCATTTTAAACCAAATACTCCGAATGATATAGTTAAAGATATTATTAGACGAAAAGATCTTACAAAGATCGCCTTGAAAAGAGGTAGTAAAGGTCCGTTGCGAGTTTGGACTACATTAATAATGGACAGGCCAGATCAGTCTAAAACTTATATTTTTGGAATTGATATTGGTAAAGGTCAGGGAGCATCTGATTCAGTGGTTTCAATCAAATGCAAAGAAACAGGAGAGAAGATCGCAGAATGGCGTGATGCGAATACACCACCGTATGATATGGCGAGAGTTGTTACTGCATTGGCAATTTGGTGTGGTGGCAGGAAGCCACGTAGTTTGCCGTTTTTGAAGTGGGAAAATAATGGTCCTGGTTGGGACTTTGGAAGAATAGTAGTGCGGGAATTTAATTACGCATATTATCATAGAAAAGTAAAACCCGGTCAAATTGTTGATAAAAAAACTAAAAATTACGGATTCCACACAGACCGCCAGAGTAAGCACGAGTTATTGTCACTTTATGATAGGATGCTGGCTCATGGCGGTTATATTAATCATTCTATAAAAGGCTTAGAACAAGCGAAATTATATATTCATTACACTGATGGTGGGATAGGACCGGCTCATATGGTTGAAGAAAGTGCATCAGCGAGGAAGCAACATGGAGATATAGTAATTGCAGACGCTTTGACACTCGATGATAAAGAGTTGCCAAAAGCAAAATATATAGGTTCTTCGGCACCATATAATTCATGTGGGTACAGGCGGGATATGATATTAAAGAAAAAAAAGAGAGATAGAAAGAATTGGAGACAGCCTTATGATTTTTCAAGGGGTGCGTAATGGCAACTAAGATTGAATGTAGAAAATGTATTCATAAAGAAGATTGTCCCATTTTACTTGCTATAAAAAATGCAGATGCCAAAAATAATGAATCTTTAAGAAAAAAATGTATAAGCCACAGGGATAGAAAATAATGCCAGAACAGGTAACACCTCAAAAAATTCAGTTAGCAGTGAAACGTGGATTCGAGCGTATGAAACGATACCGCAGAGCACGAGCCATGTTCATTAAAGAATTCGTTGGTAGCTATTATAGAAACACAAAGGGTTTAACTGGTGAAGAACCTATTAATTTGATCTTCCACACTATTAGAACAATAGTTCCTAATTTAGTTATGAAAAGTCCAGTTAATGAACTTACAACCCGGTATACTCCACAGAAAATGTATGGAGAACTTCTCGGATTAGCAATAGATGAAACCGAGCGAGAAATAAATTTAAAGAAAACTTTACGAGCATGGATTGTAAATGCTATATTCGCATTTGGCGTGACTAAAACTGGTGTGGCTGCAAGTGGGGAAATGCTACAATTCGGTGATCAGAATATAGATCCAGGACAGGTTTATACTTCTATTGTAGACTTAGATGATTTTGTATTTGATCCAGTATGTACTGATATTTCTAAATCAGCGTTTCTTGGAAGTAGAATTAGGGTGCCGAGACAAGTTCTTCTGGATACTGTTGGATACAATAAAGAACTTGTAAAAAGACTGCCGAAGTCACGTTTTAATACGCAGGGTAGAGTTGAGGATCTCACTAAGCAATCTATAAGTACAATGGAAATGTATACACTACAAGATTTTGTAGATGTGGTGGAATTGTGGGTGCCAGAAGCAAATGCTTTAGTAACGATTCCTGATCCAGACCAGATTATGTTCGATAATTATCTTAGGTTGACTGATTATTACGGCCCGAAAGAAGGACCATATACTCTGTTGTCGTTTACTCCGCCAGTTCCTAATAATCCGTTCCCAGTTGCTGCCGTTAGTTTGTGGTATGATATTCATAAAATAGCCAATAGAATGTTTAAGAAAATGATGGATCAGGCGGATAGACAAAAAGATATTCTATTATATAATCCCGGCCAGGCAGATGAAGCACAAGATGTTATTGAGAGTAAAGACGGAGATAGTGTAGCCTCAATAGATCCGAAAGGAATAACAGTTGCATCTTTTGGTGGACAGAATCGTAATAATGAAACGATGCTCAGTGAATTACAAGTGTGGTATAATTATATATCCGGCAATCCCGATCAAATGGCCGGAAATATTCCACAAGGACAAAGAGGCAAAGAAACAGCAACGAGATCACAGATTCTTCAATCTAATGCCAATATTAGTATCGAAGATGCCAGAGATATTTTGTATGACGGTACTGCTGCAATTAGTAGAAAAATAGGATGGTACTTGCATACTGATCCATTGATTAAAATACCGTTGACTAAACGAATAACAGGCGGCAAACAGGTTCAATTGTGGCTGACCCCGGAACAAAGGCAAGGTGATTTTTTAAGATTTATTTTTAAAATAAGACAGAGATCTATGTCACGACTGGATCCGGCTCTTAGATCGAGGCGACTTGTTGAATTTGCAACTAATCTTATGCCAGCTATGATGAACGCAGCGATGATAGCTACACAGATGGGAGTTGAGTTTAATATTAGAAAAGCTATTACGGATCTTGCTAATGAACTTGGTATTATAGAGGATGT